GAACACAAACTGCGGATAACGATATCAACGCAATTAGATCAATGGGAATGGTTCCACAAGGTTATGTGGTTAACAATTTCTTAACTGATACTGATGCGTTCTTTATTAAAACTGACGTTCCAAACGGTATGAAGATGTTCGTAAGAGCAGCTATCAAAACGTCTATGGAAGGTGATTTTGATACTGGTAACGTTAGATACAAAGCTAGAGAAAGATACAGCTTCGGCTTTTCTGACCCTAGAGGTGCTTTCGGTTCATCAGGATCTGCTTAATATTTAAGCATTTTTTATTTAATGGGGTGGGTTTATCTCACCCCATTAATATGTTAGAAAGAATGAACTATGACAAAATTGTTTCAAGTAAAGATCAGGGCTTACGGGCATATGGCTGATTTTAACATTGAAGCAGAAGACAGTGCAGAAAGTATAGAAAAAGCTATCCTTGACAAAGTAGGACAAAATGGGGTATTGTTAAAGGACAGTAATAGAGTGTTTTCAACATCTAAATGCTGGATAACCTATGAGGAGGTTGTAGATGATAAATCACGTTCAAGCTCTTTACACAAAGAAGAGAGCATTAGAACTTGATTGGGAGCAACACTACATTCAAGAGGGAATATATACTCTTGATATGGTTAGGATTGACGAAAAAATTCGTGAAATCATTAACCAAATTAAGATGTCTGAAGCTGAAATAGCTCATAGACAAATTAAAGTAGAAATGGCTGCTCCTGAGTTTTCTGTAGCTAGCTAAACCTAGCTATTTATATCCGAAAAATAGATTTTCGATGCAGGTATCCCTTGCGCTATTCAATAAATTCAGTTATATATTAAGCACTATACATAACCTTCTGATCTAGACGCGTATAGTCGACAAGCCTAGAGACTAGATTGGAAAAACTAGGAGAATATACTTATGGCAAATACAACATTTTCAGGCCCAGTTAGAGCCGGAACAATCGTTGATACTACAGGAACTACACTTGGAACAAATGTTAAAAACATTGGACCAGTTGTATTAACTCAATCATCAACTGTAGCATTAACAAACGCAACAACAACAGCTACTGCTCTTGGAATTATAATTCCAGCGAACAGTCAAATCATTAGTGTGTCAATTCAAGTAGAATCATTATTTACTGGCTCAAGCACAACTACAATTGCAGTTGGTAAAAGTTCATCAAGTGCTACAAATTTAGCAGCAGCAACTAACGTATCAGCAACTGCAACGGGAGCTTCAATGTTACCAGCAGCAGCAGATGCTTGGAGAACTGTAGGAACTTCTGATGTTGAATTATATGGAATAACAGTTGCTAACTCTGCAACAGCAGGTAAAGCAAGAATCGTTGTTACTTATAGTCAAAACGCAGCATTAGCGGCACTATAATAAATTAATTTTTAAGGAGCTCGAAAGGGCTCCTTGATATAAGGAGAAAAATATGAAGTCAGATGTAAAACCGGTAATATGTCCAGCGGCTACAAGTACTTTAGTTTTGTTTACTGGACCTACAAGATTAAGAGGTTACATGGTACAAAATGGTACTGCAACTGCAGGAACATGTATAATTAATGGTTTAGCAAATACTACAACTGTAAGTACATCAACTAATACACAAGTTTATATTCCAGTTTCTGTTGGTGCTAACCAAACTGAAACATTAAATCTTCCAGAAGATGGCGTTTTATATGCCGCAAGAAATGGTACTGCAATTGTTGATGGTATTGGAGTTGTTTCAAATACGAGCTTAACTGTTACGTTATTTATAGAAAAGTAGGAGTCAAGTATGGCTACCTCTTCAGGCACTACAGTTTTTGAAAAAACTTTTACTATTGATGAAATCATAGAAGAGTCTTACGAAAGACTTGGTCTTGTCAATAATACTGGTAATCAAATGAAAGCCGCTCGTCGCTCGCTGAACATCATGTTTCAAGAATGGAGCAACAGGGGTTTACATTATTGGGAAGTAGCATCAAATGATATTTCATTTGTAGAAGGTCAATCGGTTTATACAATTTATAGATCAGCATCTGATGGAACTTCAGATGGAGTATTTAGTTATTTAGATGGTGCAATTACTGCAGGACAAACTACAATTACATTAGATTCAGTTTGGCAGTTTCCAACATCAGGAACATTATTAATAGATTCTGAACAAATTACATATACTGGAACTAATACATCTTCTAATCAAATAACAGGTTGTACGCGTGGTGCTAATAGTACTACAGCTGCAACTCATGCTGATAATACTGCAGTTTATGATTATAATTCCATTACTTATGGACCAGATGATATTTATGAAGCATCATATAGAAACACAGAACAAGTACCGGTTGTAGATTTTCCACTTACAAAAATAAGTAGATCAGTTTACAATTCTTTATCTTCTAAATATTCACAAGGTCAACCAACTCAATATTGGGTACAAAGATTTATAGATAAAATTACAATCACTTTATATTTAACACCAGGATCAGATCAGGTAAATAACGTAATGCATTATTACTATGCAAAAAGAATTCAAGATGTTGGAGCTTATACAAATATTACAAACGTTCCATATAGATTTGTTCCGTGTATGTGCGCAGGACTTTCTTATTATTTAGCAGTTAAATTTGCACCACAACGTGGACAAGAAATGAAATTATTATATGAGGATGAATTATTAAGAGCATTAGACAGTGATGGCTCTTCTTCAAGTTCATTCATTACACCTAAAACTTACTATCCGAGCGCATAATGGGAAATCTATCAAACGGAAAATATGCATATATGATCTCAGACCGTTCTGGTCAGAGATTTCCATATCAAGAAATGGTTCAAGAATGGAATGGATCATGGGTACATATTTCTGAATATGAAAAGAAGCATCCACAATTAGAACCAAAACCACATCAAGCTGATCCAGAAGGATTACAATATGCACATCCTGATAGACAAGAGCCACCAGTAATTATTGAATTAACACCAAATCCTTTTACAACTATTAAGTATGCAGGTTCTACTTATATTAATGTTTATTCAGAAGATCATGGAAGATCTACTGGTAATGTTGTTAGATTTAGAGGACCTCCAGAAGTTGTAGTCCCGGGCACGCCTACGCGCGAGACTTCATTTGAATTAGTACCTTCATTTGATAATGTTACAGATATTTCAAATGCAAATGGTTTTACTATTACAGTTGGAAAAATAGATTCATCTGGTATTGTTGGAGATCCATTGAATTATTTTTATTTCTTAAGTACAAGTACAGCAACAACAGGGAATGTTTCTGGCGGCGGGGCACAATGTTCTGCAGGTCCAGTAACTTTACAAGCTTAATATGACATACGCAGAACTAGTTACAAAAATAAGAGATTACACAGAAGTAGATTCAAATGTATTTACATCAACTATTGTCAATGGTTTTATTTTAGATGCTGAATGGAGAATTCAAAGAGATGTAGATTCTGACAATAATAGAAAATATGCAACAGCAACTATTATTGCAGGTCAACCTTATGTAAGTACACCTTTATTAACAGATCAAACTTTAATTATTAGAGAAGCTCAGATTCTATATCAAGGCACTTATTCTGTGGTAGAATATAGAGATACTGGCTTTATTAATGAATATAATAACAGCCAAGCGCAAGGATTACCTAAATATTTTAGTTATTGGGATGAGCAAAATATAGTAGTAGCCCCAATTCCAGACTTGACATATACCATGCAATTAAATTATACCTTGAAGCCAGCAGGATTATCTGCTAATAATACGACAACATATTTAAGTCAGCAATTTCCCTCTGGTTTATTATATGCTTGCCTTGTTGAGGCGTATGGTTTTTTAAAGGGTCCGGCAGACATGATACAATTTTACGAACAAAAGTATCAGTCAGCATTACAAGGATTCTCTATTGAACAAATGGGAAGAAGAAGAAGAGATGAATACCAAGAAGGTTCACCTCAGATTCAAAAACAAGGATAATATAATTAGGAGTTAATATGGCTATAACACAAGCAGTTGCAAATACGTTTAAACAACAACTACTTCAAGGTGGACACAATTTTACCGCTACGACAGGAAATGTTTTTAAACTTGCTCTTTACACTTCTGCAGCAACTTTAAATTCAGCGACAACAGTTTACACTTCAACAAATGAAGTTGCAAATACTGGTCAGTATGTAACAGGTGGTGGAGTTTTAACAAATGTATCACCAGTTGTTTCAAGTGGTGTAG